CCCGGTGACGCGTACCCGGTCCGGTGTGTGAGCGGGAGCTGCGAATACGCGCGCACTGAGGACGAGTTCCGGGAGTACGTCGGCCTGTGCGCGGCTGCCGTGAAGCGTGGCGATTTCCCGCCGCAGGAGCCGATCGACATGGTGGTTGTGTGGCACAACACCGGCGAGCAGGTGAGCGTGGCGTGAAGCGGTTCCTAGTCGCTTACGTGCGGTTCGCTGTGGCGTATGTGCGTTGGCTGGTCGAATCGGTCGGGTACACCATCCGGCCGTACGACATGCTCGCCGACCGACGCCGCTGGCGATGGCAAGGGCGCACCCGATGCGGTCCGCCGCCATGGCTGCTCAAGGACGTCCCAAGCGATGGCCAATGGGTCGCCCGGTCGAAATCAGGCCAGATCCTTGCCACCGCACCGACGGCCCGGCTGATCATCGAAACCCTCGCAGCGATGGGCATGAAGGCGAACGGCGCCACCGCACGGTTCGAACAACTCGGCGTGTCGTCTGACGGAACTTGACACCGCAGGTCAAGACCAGCCGAAATGTCAGACCAGCAGGGAATGATGACCTAATAAGCGACGAAACCCCGGCGACCGCGGTAACGGTCCCGGGGCGCGGCCAACCCGATGAGAGCAGGTTGACATGGTCAAGAGTAGCCAACGCGTACACCCGATGGGTGCCCGAATCCGATACGAACTACCCGCAGAGCTGACCGCCGCCGACGAGATCGACGACATGATCCAAGCGGCCCAGCAATCGCCTGCATGGGGACACATCGCAGACGCGTTCATGTTCCTGGCTCGTGCTGGCCTGGACCGCAGCGACCCAGACACAGTCCGTCGCGTCATCGCGCACGGCGAGCGCATGCACCGACTGAGCGAGGAAGCACCCAAGCCCGATCCCATCCGCGCCCACGAACCGATCGTGTACTACTTCGGCTTAGGGAACGTCATCAAGATCGGCACATCCAGCAACATCGCCGCGCGCCTCGACACCATCAATCCACAGAGCGTCCTCGCAGTTGAGCGCGGCTCCCACAAGGAGGAGCGCGAACGGCACGCTCTGTTCGCAGCACTGCGTTTGCACGGCGAATGGTTCCGCAACGAAGACCCGCTCACCGCCTACGTTACGGCTGTCGCCGACGCGTTCGAAGCAGACTTCGGCCGACCGCTAACAGCCTGGCTAGAGGCGCACGGCGTCCTTCGGAGTGTCTAGCTGTACAAGATCCGGACGGACCCTTTACACTTCGAGCCAAGTTCACGCTGCGCAAAAACGCCTCGACCCACCAGTCGGGGCGTTCGGCATATCTGGAGGCTGCCAATGGACCTCCACGACTACAGGTTCGACAACAACGCGCTGCTGACCGTCACGCAGGCCGCAGCGCTCATCCGCGAGAGCAGACAACTCGTCAATCAATGGCGCGTCGACAACAAGCTCAAGGTCGCAGGCCACACGAAGACGGGCGTCAGGTTGTACAGGCTCGGCGACGTGCTGCGAGTCGAGGCGGCCACGCGCAACAGCGTGCACTCGACGCGACGTCCATGCCTCGCGCGAAGCGCGCCATCCAGGCGATCGCCCGCCGAGGCAACCCGGGCCTGACCTGATGGCGGGCACCCTGAAGGTGTGCCTCGGCTACCAGGGCGAACGATGCGGACGGCTATCCGAACAACCCCGGTGCCCAACACATGCACGCGCCTACCAAGCAGGGCGAACAGCAGACCGGGCATCACCGCGGCGGCGTGGCTATGACGCCGAGTACGAGGCCAACCGCGCCATCCTGCGAACGACCGCACCACCCGTGTGCGTCCGCTGCCATCTGCCCATAGACCTCGCACTACCAGGCACCCACCCGTATGGGTGGAGTGCCGACCACTACCCGACCCCCCTGTCACGTGGTGGAAGCAACGCACTCACGAACCTGCAACCAGCGCACAACCGATGCAACAACAGCCGCAACAACCGATATGCATAAACATGCACGAGCATGGATAGCGGCAGGCGCGGTGACTACGCAGAGTAGCCGGGGGGTGGGTACGGGACGGGAAAACCCCAGGTCAGAAGGACCGCGGGGACAGGGGGCTCGCAATATTGACGATTCTGGGCCTTTTTTCGTCACTTTGCGTGATTGCATATACGGAACGTAACGCCGCGTAACGGGCGTGGTGGTGCATAAAATGCATAGGGGGCGTGATGGCTGGAATGGGTGCAGCGCCCAAGCCGAGCGCCGTCCGGCCGGGTCGTGGTCTCGCGCAGCCGTTGATGGTCCTGCCGCAGGGTGGACGACGAGGGAAACCGCCGAAATGGCCCCTTCCAGGCGTCTCGGGCGAGGAAATCGACCTTTGGGAGCAGCTTTGGAAGCTTCCGCAGGCTGTCGCGTGGGAAAAGATCGGTTCTGAGCGGGTTGTGGCCCGTTATTGCCGGCTTTTGGCGATCGCGGAGATGCGTGAGTCCGGCGCGGCCGCGATTAAGGGTGTCGCGGGCTTGTTGGGTGAGGTTCGGCAGCTTGAGGACCGTCTGGGACTGTCGCCGATGGCGATGTTGCGTCTGCGGTGGCAGATCTCGTCGGACGAGGTTGCGGAGAAGCGCCAGGAGCGGGTTACGAGCGGCCGGACGCGTGTCCGGGCCGTCGAAACGGCCTGAACATGCCGTGGCGTGGGCCTAGTGAGCCTGGCGAGTATCCGACGCTTGGTTACGAGGTCGGCGACTGGATCGAAGCGAACTGCGTAATCCCGGACGGCTACCGGCAGGGTGATCCGTTCCTGCTCACCGACGAGATGTGGAAGTTCCTGCTCGCGTTCTACCGGCTGTACCCGTATGCGGCACCGTGGCCGGCACCGGATGCGCTGCGGTACACCGGTGGGCAGCTGCGCAGGGTGCAGAAGTGGGGCAAGGACCCGTTCGGCGCGTCAATGTTGCTGGCGGAAGGTCTTGGCCCGACCCGGTTCGACGGCTGGGACGCGTCCGGTGAGCCGGTTGGCGCGCCGTACCCGACGCCGCTGATCGTTTGCCTAGGGACGTCGGAGGATCAGACCGACAACACGTGGCGGCCGCTACTGAACATGATCCGGCTCGGCCCGCTGATCGACTTGAGCGGCATTGATGCAGGTCAAACACGTGTCGTGTTGCCGTCTGGCGGCAAGATTGAGCCGGTTACGACCTCGGCGAAGGCCCGTTTGGGTGCGCCGATGACGTTCGTGTCGATCACCGAGTCGCACCTGTTCACGTTGCAGGGCGGCTATCGGAAGGTGTGCGGCGCGGTCAAACGCAACGTCGCCGGCATGGACGGCCGCTGGATCGAGTTAACGAACGGTTGGGACCCGACCGAGGGGTCTGAGGCGCAGATCACCGGCGACTCTGGTGATGAGCGGGTCCTGGTTGACACGGTAGAACCGCATCGGGTCGCTGACCTGTCCGACACTGAGGCCGTCTACGCGGAGTTGCTGCGCCAGTACGGTGACAGTGCCCGCGAACGCGGCGGCTGGGTGAATGTGCGTGGCCGGATCCTGCACGAGGTGCAGTCGGCGCGCCATCTTGAGGCGGATAGGCGCCGGTTCTTTCTGAACGAGGTCATCGTTGGCCAGTCCGCATTGGTGGATCCGATCCGCTGGGATGCATTCAAACGCGACGACGCGCTCAAGCCCGGCGATCTGGTCGCGCTCGGCTTCGACGGGTCGAAGTACCGGGATGCTACAGCGTTGATCGCGTCACGCATCTCCGATGGGCGGCTGTTTTGCCTGCACGTGTGGGAGAAGCCGGATCTGGCGGTCGACTGGACGGTGCCGTCGGCCGAGGTTGACCAGGTGGTGCGGGACACGTTCGCCGCCTACCAGGTGGCGTATATGTTCGCGGACCCGTACCGGTGGCAGGACTATCTGGACCGATGGGCTGCGGATTTCCCGAAGAAGATCGTCGAGTATCCGACGAACAACGAGTACCGCTTCGACGCCGCAATTGAACGGTTCCAGACTTCGTTCGCTGGCGGCGAGATCACCCACGACGGTGACGAGACGTTAGCGAAGCACATGAACAACACGGTGATCGTGAAGGGCGCTCGGAAGAAGCCGCGCCCTGGCGAGCCGGATGATCTGCCGACGCATTACCTGAAGTTGGCGAAGCGCGGCGATGGCCTGCTGATCGACGCCGCGGTGGCGACGGTGCTCGCGCATCATGCCCGCGGCCAGGCGATCGAGGACAACGTCGGTGTGGAGGAAGTCCAGCCGTTCTTCGGCGCGTGGCGATGAGGGAGCGACTGTGACTGTTTTTGATCAGGCTTTGCCGGCTCGGGTGACCGCGGCGACGCCGGATGTCCATATCGGCCGTCTGCTGGCAACCGTGCTCGCAGCTGTGTTTTACGCATTGGGTTGGGTGGCGGCGAAGACGGTTCGGGTGGTCGTGTTCGCGGTGTCGTGGTCGTTTACAGCTGTCCGGTTGGGTTGGCGCGAGGGGTTCGCGAAGCCCGACCTGTCTGCACGGTAACCCCGTTCTCCTTTCGATGATGTGGGGTGACCGTGGGCCTGCTTGAGCGTGTCGCGGCCGCCCGCGGGGGTGACGAGCAGCGGTTCAGTGTCGACGCGTGGCTGTCGGATTTCCTGCTGCCGGCGAACACCTTCGGGTTCAACAACCAGCAGTATCCGTTCGGCCTGAACCAGACGTGGCCAGGAGGGCCTCGGTCGAAAGAGATCTCGAACACGCTGCCGGGGTACATGAACGCGATCCGGCAGTGTCCGCCGGCGTTCGGTGCCCAGTTGGTGCGGGCGTCGGTGCTGTCGCAGGCCCGGTTCACGTTCCGGAACCGTTCGTCGTCGTCGCAGGCTGGGAAACTGTTCGGAACTCGCGATTTGGCGCCGTTGGAGCAGCCGTGGCCGAACGCCACCACGGGGCAGCTCATCAACATCATGGAGTGGCATGAGGGGCTGGCCGGCAACGCCTACGTCACGAACCGGACGCCGGGCCGGCTGCGGGTGTTGCGCCCGGACTGGGTGGTCATCATCTACGGCTCGGAGCAGCAGCCCGACGACGCGGCGCACGCCCTGGACGGACAGCTGATCGGGTACGGCTACTGCAACGGCGGTATCGCGCAGAACAAGTACCCGATCGAGATTCTGTTGCCGGATGAGGTGGCGCATTGGTCGCCGCAGCCGGATCCGGAGTGCGCCGGTATCGGCATGTCGTGGATTACCCCGGCGGTCCGGGAAATCCAGGGCGACAAGGCCGCCACCGACCATAAGCTGCGGTTTTTCGAGAACGGCGCCACCCCGAACATGGTTGTTAAGGGGATGCAGGCGGCGACGAAGGAACAGTTCGAGGAGATGGTCGACGCGATGGAAACCCGCCATGCGGGAGTCCGGAACGCCTACCGAACCCTGTACCTGACCGCTGGGGCCGACGCCACTGTGGTGGGCGCGGATCTCAAGCAGCTCGACTTCAAGGCGACCCAGGGTGCCGGCGAGACGCGTATCTCGATGCTCTCGCGCGTACATCCGGTCGTGCTCGGTGCGTCGGAGGGGATGCAGGGCTCCTCGCTGAACGCCGGGAATTTCGGTGCCGCGCGTCGTCTGTGGGCCGACACCTGGATTTATCCGACGCTGGCGGACCTGGCGGCGTCGTTGGCGCCGCTGGTGAAGGTGCCGGGTGGTGCCGAGCTGTGGACGAACACCGCCGACATGCCGATTCTTCGCGAGGACGCGATAGATGCGGCGCAGATCGAGCAGACGAAGGCGGCGACGATCGTGTCGCTGTCGACGGGTGGTTTTACGCGGGAGTCTGCGATCGCGGCGGTGATGGGTCAGGACATGACGCTGCTGGTGAAGGACCCGAATTGGGTGTCGGTGCAGTTGCAGCAGTCCAACGGGCAGACGCCACCCGAGACACCGCCAGCGGTTGCAGGCAATCCACCGAAGAAGGCGCTACCGCCGGGAGGCCAGTCATGACGACCGTCGACGACCGTGCGGCGATGACGTCCGCGAGCATCAACGACCTCCCAGACTCTGACTTCGCGTATATCGAAAGCGGCGGTCACAAGGACGCCAGTGGGAAGACGACACCGCGGTCGTTGCGGCATTTCCCGATCCACGACGCCGCGCATGTCCGCAACGCGCTTTCCCGCGCACCGCAGTCCCCGTTCGGTTCGAAGGCAATGCCGAAGATCCGCGCCGCGGCGCGGAAGTTCGGTATCGACGTCGGTGAGAACTCGCGTCCCGACGTGGGCATGTGCCTGCGCGCGTTCGACTTCGAGTTCGACGGCGCAGGAGGCGACGGGCGCACCCTCGAGGGCTACGCCGCCGTGTTCAACACTCCGGCGACCATCCGGGACATGCAGGGCGACTTCGAGGAGACGATCCTTCCAGGCGCGTTCAAGCGGTCCATCCAGGCGCGGACGCCGGTGTTGCAGTTCGACCACGGCAAAGACCCGCGCATCGGCGGTGTGCCCATCGGGACGATCGACGCACTGTCGGAAGACTCCCGCGGCCTGCACGTCCGCGCTCGCCTGTACGACCACCCGGACGTGGAGCGTGTCCGGCAGGCGATCGAGGGACAGTCGATCCAGGGCATGTCGTTCCGGTTCGGGGTTCCTGCTGGTGGCGACACGTGGCCGACCCATGACGAGCGGCAGATCCACGACGCGGACGTCCACGAGTTGGGTCCTGTTGTGTTCCCCGCCTACGACACGACCAGCGTCACCGTCCGGTCCCTTCTTGCGCAACTCGATCCGCAGGAGCACCGGTCACTGATCCGTGAGCTGGCAGCCGAACTTCGGCTCGCTGCGGATCTCACAGATTTCACCGGGCGATCAGGAGCGCGGAGCTCGGATGGCGGTGAACCGGCAGTGGCACCCAGCAGCGGTGTTGAGCCACAGCAACAACTCCCGTACAACACCCTGATTTGGATGAGGAACAACCATGCCTGAACTGGAAATCCTTCCCGAGCTCCGCGGTAAGGACGTCACCGACCTCGGCGACGCCACCCCGGAGGAACTGCGCGGAAAGCGGCCGGAGGAACTGGAGCAGTTCCTTCAGGTCCTCGACGCGCACCTGCGCAGCCTTCACCAGGACGAAGACTCTGGCGAACTGCGCGACAAGAGTCCCGACGAGCAGAAGGCGTTCACTTACGGCCTGAAGCTGCGGGACAAGGTCGTGGCCCGTATCGACGAGCACCGTGCGGTGCAGGAAGTGTTCACCCGCCGGCCGAAAGCTGTGCAGTCCGCACTCGCGAATATCCGCCTCGGCGGCGATGACGCGTACGCGGACGTGCGTCGGATGACGAACGCGGAGGCCCGTGACCGGGCGCTGCGCACGCTCGATGACCGGAACTCGACGTCGCACCTGCGGTCCGACGAGAAGGACCACGTCGAGCAGCAGATCCGCCGCAACCCCGACATCTCCCGCCGGATTCTGGTGACGGAGAACGAGCACTACCGTGAGGCGTGGATGAAGCTGGTCACCCAGCCGCAGGCCATGGGTCTGCTGTCGGATGACGAACGCCACGCGATGCGCTCCTACATGGAGTACCGGGCCGCATCGGAGGGTTCGAACGCGGGCGGCGGTTTCGGTGTGCCGGTGTTCATTGACCCGTCGATCATCTTGACGGCGCAGGGTTCGGGTAACCCGTTCCTGCAGATCGCCCGGCAGGTCGATGTGAACACGAACGCCTGGAAGGGCGTGTCGTCGGCTGGTGTTAGCTGGTCGTTCGATGCTGAGGCGTCGGCCGTGTCGGATGACTCGCCGACGCTCGCGCAGCCACAGGTCACCGTGTTCATGGCCC